AGCCAACACCTGGACCCGTGTTTAGTACGATGTTTCCACCGAGCTGTGTGACTACTTGATAGTCACCTTGAACTTTGACGACTTTAGACATGTTTATATTAGATAGCTGTTAAAATAATTACATCTGCTGATGAGTCGTTGTCTAATACCCATGTATAACGATTGCCACTGAAATCTGTAGCAACACGCTTGGTGAATTTTGCAATAGCAACTGCTCCAGGTGTTTGTCCTGTAACAGATCCACGGATACGAATTTCACCGTCAGCTGCTGGCTGTCCTGATACAAGAACACCAATTCTTAAATTTGTAGATGTCAAGTTAGTTTGACTTTCAGCGTCAGTGAAGTTGTCAGTGGCTTGGCGCATAACAACAAAAGTTTTTGCTCCACGCTGTTTTACGATTTGATAATCTTCTTGAAGTCCGCTGTCAGCTGTAAAAAATCCCTGAACTAACATACCTGCTTCTGTTGTGGCAAATGACCTAATTGCATTTGTGCCGAATACATCTTTCTTTAAAGGACGTCCCATTTGTTTTCTCCTTGAGTTAATGGCGTTCTAGGCCTACGCGGCGGGTACCGCATAAATCTTCTAGACAAAGTATTTATCGATTGTTAAAGAGTTACAAGTCAACAAAAAAGGACTCCGAAGAGTCCTTTCTGTATTACACTTAATGCAATATTACTGGAATGAAACACCAGTAATTGAAACGCTACCTAAGTAGTCTGCTGCGTTACCTAGAGATGACGCAGTATTTGACAACTCAACATAACCGTAACGTGTCATAAATGATACGACTGGTTCGAATGTTGATGGGTCAAGAACAACACCACTGCTCATCAATGGAATGTATGGGCAATAGAATGCTGCTGCATCTGACTCTGAAGAACCTTTGTAACCAACTAATACAGCTGAGTTATCAGCAGCGTAGCTGTTTACATATACCTTCATAGCACCGTTCAATGTACCAACAAACTTAGTGTTTGTAGGTGCTTCAAATGTACCTTCTGTTGTACGAGCAAATGCGCTTGTAGTAGCAGATTGTAGAATTGTCAATGCTTGTGGTGAAACAACAGCCCAGTTACCAGCACCGCGACGTGTACGTTGAGCGATGATGTTAGCAGCACGGTTGATTAGAACAGCTAAAGCAGCGTGTTCGTCACCAACGAATGTAGCAGTACCTGATACAGTTGCTTGGTTGTATGCTTGAACGTTACCGTTAGAAGCAGCTAAAGTAGCCAAGCTACCGATAACTTCTTGGTCAATTTCAGCAGTAATTTCTTGTGCCAAAGCAGCCATAATTTCTGCTTCGATGTCAATGCCTTGTTGGGCTTGTGCATCTTGAGCAGCTTCAAATGTCCAGCGAGCTGACAATTTACGTGTCTTCGCTTCAACAGTTTGCTTCAAGATCTGAATGCTTAAACGCTTACCAGCTGCACCTTCTAGAGCTGCTGTTGAAGCTGCTTTAGTTGATGAACCGTCGTTAGCAGAATAGCCTTCTGCAATCTTGAATGGGCTTAGAGCCTCTTCACCAGCAGTAGCGCCATATGTGCCACTTAGTGTATCGCTGTAGCGAACACGTAGTGTATGGATCTGACCAACTGGGCCAGTCATTGGTTGTACACCAACTAACTCGTTAGCAATAACGGTTGGCATAACGCGACGGATCACTGGAAGGATCACGCGATTTAGTGTTGCGACGTTGCCGGCAGAAGTAGCACCAGTGCTAGCACTTTCAGCCAAATACTTGCGAGTATTTTCTAAAGTTGCTGACATTACTGATTTCTTTGTACCTTGAAGGCCTTCTAATAGGGCCTCTTTGGTTTCCGACCAACGGCTGTTTAGTAGTTCTGACATTTAAATTTCTCCTTAAATTTTTAGTCCAGCTAGGCGACGAATATCGACGATGTTGCCATCGCTTTCGCTGCTACGGTTGCTGTTGGAAATTTTATTTCCCGTAATTTCTTTTGCCTCAGTAAGTGCCTGTTTCTTCTGCGGAGCATTGCCCTCGATTACCGCTGGCAAATACTTATTAAAACTATCGTGTAACTTTACAGTTTGAACACTTTCTAATAGTTCGCTCATGATTTCTTTTTGGTCAGCCGCTAACGGTGCCAATAATTCACTCATGACTGCTTTTCTTTCCATGCTTTCATTTAATGCACGGATAGTTGCTTCTTTGCTTTCAATGATTCTCTGTGCTGTAACTGCAATGGTTTGCGCTTCAGCAATTTGTGAATCCTTCTTGTCTATGACCTTGAGCAATTGAGCTGCTTCTGACTTCTCATTGATGTAACTTGTTTGAAATTCGTTGCTGAAAGCTTCGAAAATCTTACGACCAAAGTCTGCTTTACGAGCTGCGTCAATGTCTTCACGTAATTGTGTAAGTTCAGTTTTTAAGCTGGACTCAACAACACCTTCCACCATTGTTGCTGCACGTTGAACAAATTGTGTTTTGATCTTAGCAAGTGCATCTTTACCTTCACGGATAAGGCGTACCTTAGTTTCCGCTAGGTCTTGTTTATCTTTGTAAAATTCTGCAATTTCATTGGCTAAAGCTTCAACCACAAATTCTTCTAGTTTGAAAAACTTGCTTGCCATGACTTTTTGGTCTTCATGTAATTCAGATACTTCTGATGCTAATTGACGTGTAATGAATTCCTTCATTATTGCCGCATCTTTCTTCATCTTAACTGCATACTTGGCTTTGGCTTCTGCTAGTTGAGCGCGGTCTTCAACAAACTCGGCAATTTCAGGTGCTAGTTGCTCACCGACCATACGGTCAATAGCTTCTACCATTACTGCTCTGTCGTGTTCATAACGTTGACTAAACTCTTCTCTAAGCTGTTGAGTGATTTGCGTACGATTCTCGTTTACACGAGCTTCCCATGCCTCTTCAATCTGAGCTTTGATATCCTCAGAAATCACATTATTTTCAAATAATTGTTTAATTGCATCCAACATGTGATTCTCCTTTTATTGGAGTTTGTTTATTATTGATAATAAACTCTCTTTAAGATAACGTTGTGCTTTAGGATCGCCCTTCACCTCTTCCGCTATACGTAAGGCATTTAGACCACCACGACTATTCATCAAGTGTTCATAAATTGGTGTAGGATATGCTCCTGGTGCACTGGGTTGAGCTACCACGTCTACGGTGATAATCTCGAAATCGCTGACTCTTCCAGTTCCGTCACCGCTGACGTTACCTGAGCCTCGACTGGAAACTCCCAACTTAACTCCGGACTCAAGCATAGTGCGAACTAGTTGACCCATTGGGGTTGGTAGAATCTTGAACTTTCCATAACCATTAGGACCGTCCATCCACATTTCAGTAATCATGTGTGACACACGGTCCAGGTTAATTTTTAAGTCATCTGGGTGATCAACTTCACCTAATACAGAGTATCCGCCAGAAATTTGATCGTTCAAAGTTTTGACAGCTCGCTCAATCTCGTCCACAGGGTACACACGTTGGTTAGCATTTTTAATGCCACCTTGTATACAGATACCCTTCATGTAAAGGTTTTTCCCGTCGCTTCCATCCGACTCGATCACCATGCGGGCTTGATCGAAGCTCAAATTTTCACGAAGGTAGTTGATTTTGCTCATATTACTTGCCTAGTAAGCTCTTTTCGCTATCTGGCTTGCTTCCCTTTTTCTCTGCTCCATGACCTGCTGGAACATTCTTCAAGTGCTTAACACCTGCTTTACCACCTGGAACGTTAACGTTACCTGATGCTAAATCTTTTGTTGCTGGGTTTAGTAAACCGCCTTGTGTACCGCCTTTGCCGCCGTCGCCGCCTTTAGCGATATTTGCAGTTGTGCCGCCCATATCATTCTTGTTAGCTACTGTTGACTTAGTGAAAGCACCATTGTCACCCATTTTAGCTGTTACTTTTTCTACGTATTCACGGATGAAAGCTTCGTCTTGATTTTCATCGTCGCCATACATGCTCATTTCGTCTTCGCCTTCAAATTCTGGTGCGCCATAAATTTCAGACATTTCTTCTTCTTCGTCACCCATTGCTGGCTCTTCAGGACCCATTTCGCCGTCTTCTTCTCCACCCATCAATGACTCAAATTCGTCACGTAGTGAATCAAGAGCGTCTTCTAAGTCTACTACACGGTCTTGTAAATCTGTTACTTCATCGCCTGACAATGTTACGTCGTCGCCGTCCATTTCATCGTCACCTTCAATATCGCCCATCATGTCGTCGGTCTCGTCATCGCTTGAGAACTCGTCGCCCATGCCTTCTTCAGCTGGCATTTCGCCTTCTGCGCCCGGAGCCATTAATTCACCTTCTGCACCTGGCATTTCGTTTTCATTAAAATCTTCTGCAAGCAATGATTCATAAATCTCACGTGATTTTTCAACCACGATGTCATGAAATAATTCCTTGGCTTTGTCTGTTTCTTCATTAATTAGAAGTTCAAGCATTTGCTCGAATTTTGAACGGTCAGTCATGTTTAAATCTCCTTAGATTGTGAGCTGTCGATATATTTACACGTAATGTAAAAAATAGTGTTATAATGGTGTGAAATTAGGCTGTTTTACTCCAACTTGCCATATTCTCACGTAACACCTCGTAAGATATAGTTTTGAAGTTGGGAAACTGCCACTGCGGATCGTAAAAGTTTCGATCAGTTACTCTAAAATATTTAGTATTAATGTTGGTTTTTACAATGTGTTCTGTTTGTCTTTGCCAGTTTCCATAATATGTTGCTGGATCAGTGCTTTTTCTATAGTTGTTACTGTCAGCGTACACATTATTCAACAATCCGTTATCTCCAGCAAAGTCAAAACCTAATATATACACTTCTTTTGCTTTGTGATCTGTGGCTAATTGTAATGCTGTAGGGCCTGAACTCCATCCTAGACTGGGTTTAAAATAATTAAATCCTTGAAAGTCCTTAAACTTTATATGCGGGTTAGTCCACACTTGATGTTGTAATTGATAACCTGTTTGATTAATTTCTATAATCATTTTAGGATCAACTGCAATCAAGTAGTCAGGTGAAAACTCCCTGTAAACTGCATTACAAGCATATATTTTACCGTGGGGTTGTAATTCTTTGTAAGTGATTTGCAAACGACTTTTGCCGTTGCCTAATACAAAACTTCGCATACGTTGTCTCCTAAAAGTGTTTATCTTTTAGGATTTATTATGCCGCTGGAGCTGGAGCAATGCCGTACATATCGTGAACAGATTTTAATTCTTCTTCCTGTTCAAGTATGTGTGCTTCACTGCTTTTACGTAGTTCGTTAATTTGCTTAAGAGTTAATCTAGTTTTTCTAGTGTCGCTGCGTTGTAACTCTTCAATATCTCGTGCAGCATCAAAGCGAAAGTCATTGCTGATGCGCTGTGTTTCAGGATCGAGATAAAATAATTCGCGTAATATCATATGTTTATTTATCAGGCAGCTGGCGGTGCAGCAGGTGCAGCCGCTGTTGCTCCAGCACCCATGTCAGCACCTGGAGGTGCAGCACCATCTGGTGGAGCTATATCATCTGGAGCACTTGTGTCGCCTAATTCTAAGTCGCTGTCAATTCCAGCAGCACTTATCCCAACACTACGCAACTCACCACTTGCATCAGTACCAGTAATGCTAGCAGTACCTTTTTCTTCCTTCCAAAGACGTTCATTCTCTGCCATCTCTTCATCTGTAATTCCCAAGAATCGTTTCATAGCAAAGCGTTTACTAATGTAAGGCACTGCTTGAATTGTATTAAATGTATTAATTCGTTGTCCATCTACTTCTGCTTGTCTGTATGCGGCAAAGTTCTGCGGAGGTTGGAACTTGATTTCAAACAAACTTGAGTCAACATTTACACCGCGTTTGTATAGATAACGTTTAAATTCTTGGTCAAATACCCCAGTAATTAAACTTTGCAAACGCATACAGTAGTTGTTAAAGCGTAATTCTTGAATATATGCTGTACCTACACGACCGTCATTGTATTGTGCTTGTGAATCATCTGCACCAGTCGGCAAATAACTACTTGGAATGCGTAACGCACGGAATAACTTGTTGGTAAAATACTTTAAGTCGTCAATTTCGCCTAAGTTAGTGCCGCCAGGTAGCGTATCTACTTTACTTCCACGTCCGCCTTCTGTTTGTGGGAAGAAATAATCTTCATTAATTGACAATGGATTGTATGCTGAGTCAATGACGTTGGCTCCTCCGCCAGTTTGTGAAGGAATTCTACGTTGATGAATCTCATTCTTTACACGTTCCACAAAACTCATGGCCATGTGGCTTGGCATATTGCCCACATCAATGTAAAAAATACGTCTTTCTGGAGCACGTTGTATACGATAGATTAGAATAGCGTCTTCTAATAATTCTTTTTGTTTGTATACTTTGAATACTTGTTCTAATAAACTGTTACCAAATGGATAATTGTTGTCCAAGCCTTCTGACAAACTTAAATGAACCACGTGAGCAGCATCAACTGCTAGTTCATTTTCACCAATGCTGAATCTATCGCCAAACTGTTGCGGAAACGCACCAGTAGCACCTTTACCAATTGCACCACCGCCGGACCAATTAGTTCCGCGATTGTTTGTTTGCATACTGTTGGGTGTGATCTGTGTCATGACCAAATTTTGAAAGTTTGGTGCTAGGTCTTTGATAACATACTGTTCAGGCTTTTTGCCTTCGCTTTCGTTAACAATAATTTTTACAACTTTGCTGGGATCCACATAAAACCACTTTTGTGTTTCTGGATCACGTACAAAGAATGCATCACCATACTTAAATGTATTACGAATAATACGGAAAAAACGTGTGTCAAATATGTTTAACTTGCTCCATTGTTGCAAGTATTCTCTTAAAACACGGATTTCAGTACTAGTTGCCTTGCTTTTAAATGCAAGACTGAAACTTGTTGAGTTTTCTTTGTTCTTTTGTGTGCAAAACTCTGCTAGAATATCTAAAGCAGCATTAATTTCTGGATCCATATCCATTGTGTCGTATTGCATATAGCGTTCAACACG